GCTCATGAGCGTAAGGCCAGCCCGTGTCGGGGGCTTCCGTCAGCTTGCTCAGCTTGCGGGTACGGCGGAAATCCTTCCAATCGTGCAGGGAAACGCACCGGTCTATGGCCCGCTGCCAGCTTTGATTGACCGCGTCCTCAATATCCGGATCGTTGGAAAGGGAAAAGGAAGTGAAATGGCCGATCTCGGAAAGCGCCATGTTCACGATGGAAGCCTTGTCAATGGTCATTTCACCTCCTGGGAAGAAAACGGCCGGGCAGCGTCAGGCCGCCCGGCCTGTCAGGATCAGGCGCCGGCCGGGGTAATGTCGCTGACGGTCACGTCGGCGCCGGCCGCGACGGCCGTCACCCGTGCGACGACAAGCTCCGGTGTGCCGTCCGCATCCGCGATGGCCTCGACAATGTCGCCAACGCGCAGGGTTTCCCGGGCATTGTTGAAATAGGCGTCCGCGATCAGCTCGGCCTTCGTGTCGTTCGTCGCGTACTTGAACCAGCAGATATGCGCATTCGCGGTCATATGCGTTTCGTGATACCGCGACAGCGATTTGGTATTCAAAGCCATGTCGGCCTCCAGTTTTTAGGAAAGAAACGGGGGAAACCGAGGGCTCAAGCGCCCTCAGTATCCTGGATCAGGCCGGGCGAGTTGCCCGGTGCTGCGCCTTGAAGCGCATGCGTTTGACGCCTTCGGGGAGGATCCCGACCGCCGCACCGGAGAGGCCGACCTTGCCAAGCATGGGCGTGCCCTCATAGTCCGCGTGCATGGTGATGGACATGTCCTCCTGGTTCCATTCCATCTCCGCGCCCATGGCGTCCTTCGACCACATGAACGTGTCCAGGTAGCCGTTGGTATTGAACGGCAGATTGCCCGCGCCGGAGCCGTATTGGCCGGTGCCAAGGTAGAAATACTTGTCCGGCAGGGTGAACATGTGGACACCTCGGAAGGTGCGTTTGCGCACGTTCTCCATGCGCGCGAAGGGAAGGTCCTTGTCGCCGATGTAATCCATGTTGGAGAACTCTTTGTACATTTCCAACTGGTCCATCCAGGCTTCCGGAATGGGGAAATAAAGACCTTCCTCCGTCCCGGTTCCCGCAATCGCGCTGCGGGCCTCGATGACATCGATCAGGTCGATGGTCGTGGTCCCGTCGCCGATAGTGTCGATAGTGGTCGGCGCGTCCGGCAGACTGGAGCCGTTGGTCGCGAAAGCGTCCATCGCGTCGATTTTTATTGTGTCGCGCTTAAAGCGGATGGCCTTTTGCATTTCCTTGCCGACCGCCGCTTGTTCGGAAGGACCTTGCTTGCGCCAATCCTGGACGCGCATCCAGGCCGATCCCTCATAGTCCTCGGCGGCGATTTCAACCATAGACAGGGTCGGGCTGGAGGTTTTGACTTTCTGGATCGAGCCGGAGAGTTTGTAGATCAGGATTTCCCCGCCGACGACGGGAAATTTGATCTTGCCCGCGCCGCCGTCGCCACGCGTCATTGTGTCGTCCAGGTATCCGCCGTTCACCTTGTTGCGCTCGCGGATCTGTGCCCGGATCAGTTCCTTGTACCAGTTTGATGCTTGTTCGGTCATATCGACCTTCCTTGTGATTGAGTTATCAAATCACCGAAGGGCCGATTAGCCGGAGCGCGGCGGGTCCGGTGAAGGATAGCCGCCGCGTGGTCCAGGTCGTTCCGCACCGGTGGGCACCGTCAAAGGTGCCACCGGACAGAAAGGGTTAAGTGCGGGCCTACTCGCCGTGATGCTTCTTGAAGTCGGCAATCAACAGGTCGTAGCTTTTCTTGTCGAACTTCGAATTGCCGGGTGTGTTCTCCGGAAGACCCGCCCGCCGGGTCAAATCTTCCGCCACATCGCCTCCCGCCGCGCCGGCCTGACCGCCCTGCGGGCCAGGACCGCCACCGATCTTCGCGCGCATGGCCTCGAAAAACTGGTGGCCGAGCGCACTGTCCCCCAATTCGGTCCGGACATAAGCGGCAACCTCCTTGGAAATACCGCTGTTTTGGTCGTTCGCCTGAAGATCCAGCCAGCCGAAATTGTCGTTCATGCGCTTTTCGCGCGCCGCCTGCTGTTCACCCGGCGGCAAATGCCTTGCGTGGTCCGGGGTCAGCGCCTCCCGTTCCGCCTCGATATCAAGAGGTTCTTCCAAAAGCCCGGCATCTTGCGCGGCCGTATAGAGTTCTGTCGTGAGCGACTGAAACGTTTCCACCGGCAGGCGCAGCTCCTTGGCCTTTTCGGAGACCTTGGAAAAGAGCGGATCCTGCGAAAGTTCCTGAATATGCGGCCGCAACGTCTCAGGGACGCTTTCTTCGGTGAAGGCCGAATAGGCGGCGGCATCGTCCGGCACCGCACCGTCGCGCTCCCGGTAGCCGTCAAGCGCCTTTTTCATGTTGTCGATGGTGCCTTGGTCGGTCTCGCCCAGAAGATGGTCAGCCAGTCCTTCCGGCCGATAGATCTCGGGCGCGCCGCCGGCCGCTGGATCCGGAGCACCACCGCCGGCCGCCGGGTCCGGAGCACCACCGCCGGCCGCCGGATCCGGAGCACCACCGCCGGCCGCCGGATCCGGAGCACCGCCAGCGGCAGGATCCGGGCCGCCGCCACCACCGCCCGCGCCAGATCCGCCTTCCACGTCAAACAGCGGAAGCGTCAAGAATTTGAACCAGTCCATTTTCAGTTTCCTTCGCCTTCGAGGAGTTGCTGGCCGCGCACGATCGCCGCCAGAATGACGGCCGCGAAACCGTCAATTCCTTCTTTTTGTTTCGCCTGGAGCGCGACTTCCTCGCAGCTCTTGCCCTGTGACGTGAAGTGCTGACGGAGCGAGATATCCATCAGCCATTCGATGACGTCGCGCCCGCCCTTGTAGAGGATCAACTTGGCCAGGGTCTTGGCGACCTCATCGTCCGGCTGGAGCCGGTCGCGCTGAATGGAAGGTTCCATCAACTTGTCCAGGCCGACAAACCCGGGACCGGCGATCTGGTCGAGCATCATGTCCAGGGGCTGAGCCTGGCGCTTGCCGAATTGCGGGCCGCTCATGCCGCCTCCTGTTGCGCCTGGCTCGCGATCATGTCAGGCGCTTTTTCCGCCATCCTCTGACCGAACAGCTCTATGACCTGGGCCATCTTGCGATCCTGGATTTCCCTCGCCTTCTCGGCCTTTTGCTTTTCGTCGGGGATCAGCGACTTGTCGATCTGGAGACCGTCCGCCACCTTGTCCATGATTTCGTCGAGGTTGGCGTAAAGCTCGACCTGGTCGGGACCGGCAACCGCGCCGACGAATTCGATGTAGTTGGCGATGGACGCCAGACGGTCCGCGTTCAGTGCCGCCGCCATCGGCGATTGAACCGCAATGGAATAGAGGAGCTGGTCAAGCTGCATGGGCACCTGGCTCATTATCCCGAAGCCATGCAGAATTTCTATCGAACGCGGTACGACAACCGGCATAATCTCGCGCACCAGACGGCCGAAGGCGCCGATATGAATATCCGCCTTTTGCCGTAGCCTGGCCGTGATCTCGCTGGCGGCCCTGGGCGTGCCTTCATAGTCAGGCAGGCGCGTGTCCAGCATGGCCTCGCGGATCTGGTCCTGGTAGTTGCCGATCAGCATGCGCGCCACGTCCTGGCGGCCGCTCGCCGTATCCAGGCGCGCTACGTCCGGACCGAGCATGCCGCCCGTGGATTGCATCGACCACATTTCGCCCGGCGCGATCCGGACCGTATCCGGGTTGAACGTGCCCCCGGCGCGGTAGCCCCAAATGCCGAGCATCTGGATCGCCGCCGCCTTCAGCGCGATTTCCTGGGCCTTGTTGACCGTGCGGATCGACGGCAGCGCCGTCAGCACGACACCGCGGCCGTAGGCCTCGCCTGGCACCCGGTAGTAGCGCGGCACCGCAATCGGCTGTGTGCGATAGCGCTCATGGTCTATGAACTCTTCCTCGCCTTCCACATAGGCGACGAAATGCCAGCCATATTGCCAGCCGCGCGGATCCCGGAAGAAATCCTGGATCACCGTCAGTTTCGTGGATGGTGTGTTCCTGTGCTTGTCAATGAAGGACTTTTCGAACCGGCCCTGCCGGAATTGCTCCCGGAGCTGGTCATAGGTCATCGACTGTTTCCAGGAAACGAGCAGCGGCTGGCCGACATGATCGACCGTGATCGCGACCTGGTCGAACGGGATCGCGGCGAACATCAGCGGCCGGTCGGAAGTGCCTTTCAGCGGCAGGATCGCGGCTGTTCCAACAGACAGATCGATGCAGGCCTCGTGAATGGCCGTATCGAAATCGCCGGCCAGGAAGAACGGATGCATCAGTTTCGACTGACGGTCCAGGACCCGGTTATAGGACTTGGTTTCTTGTTTCCGGAGCGCTGCCGCCATCACCGGTCCGGTCTGGATCGCGAAATTCGGCTGGCCGGACGGAAAAAGATCCCGCTGAAGGTTACCGGCGAAATGCATCGCGCTGGTCGGCGCGGTCATGTCATAGAGGTGATCGAGCTGGAGCCCGGCCGGGCCGTTACCGCCCGGGCGACGCATCGGCACCGCGTAGCGGTAAGCTTCCTCGTAAAGCGCGGTCCAGCCTCCCCGGTCGTTCCAGGCTTCTTTCGAACGGTCCTGGAGCCGCTTGAACGGCATTCCAAAGGGCGCGCTCATTCGGCGCTTCCCAGGGTTTCGGGCTTGTCCTCAAACAGGCGCCGCCCCCTCGGCGGCCGGCGGCGGACCGCCGCGCTGGTCTTCCGGGACGCTTCGTTCTCCTGGGCCAACTGGCGTTCCTGGGCGATCCGGTTCGCCTCCCGGCTCTTTCTGGCATCCTCCGTCGCAGTCCCCGTATCCACCTTCTTGCCGCCCCCGAATATCGCACCCATTGCGCCGTCTCCCGCTGAAGATCCATTTTCCAGGCGTGTCGGGATCCGGTTCGAAACCGGTCATTCGCGCCATGCGTTCCCCTGGCCGGTGGCCGGGACGGACGCGGGCCGACACGATACGGTCAGTGTTGGCGAACCGGCTCAAGGTTAAGTGGGCGATGCGCATGATCCGGCGCATATGGGGACGGGCAGCGGGATCCGCCGCGAAGCAGAATTCGTATTCGCCGCCCCAGGGCATAAGGTACCCGACGCTCAAAAGGCGGTCCCCGGCATAGATCGCGGCCGTCTCA